TCGTCGACCGCTGAAACGCAAACGGGGCGCTGCTCACTGCGGCGCCCCGTTTTTTGTCCTGTCGCCAGGGTTCAGTCCATCTGGTTGATCATCAACTTATAGACAAGCCTAACCGATTGATATTCCTTAGGTTAGCCGAGTTGAATTTATCGCATGGCCCCGCTCATGGCCCCGTTTTCAGGCGATGGGGCAAATCAGCATAGAGCCACTTCTGCCTCGCGCCTGTGCACGAGCCCTGGCAGCACTCTACCCCCTCCCCTCACCCACTTCCGCAGCTCCGCCGGCACCGCTGCCCAGTCGCCCGCATTGACCTTTCGGCGCAACGTGCTGGCCCGCAGGTTGCCGCCGCCCAAGTTGTAGGTGAAGTCGATCAGCGCCGCCAGGCGCCGGGCGTCATTCACCCCCGGGCACAGCGCCAGGACGGCGGGGAGATAGGTGCGGCGGACGCCGGCGAGCAGCATCTCCTCCGCCTGGGGTCGGGTGATGGGCGGATCGCTCAGCAGCACCGCGCGACCGTCGAGATAGCGCGTGCTGCCGAAACCGATCGAGGGCACGCCGGCTGGGCATAGGTAGGGCCGCAGCCGCAGACCCTCGAAGCGCCTGGCCAGCGCGGCCGCGACCTCCGAGGCGTAGTCGGTGACGGATGTCACTGCGGCGCCGGCGTGAAGTCCACGTAGAACTTCTGGCCGGGCGCGTACTTGCCGTGGAGTGCCGGGTTGTTGATGTAGATGTCGCAGCTGGCCGAGGGCGAATACTTCGAGAACGTGCTGTCTTCAGACAGACCGTCCTTGTCGAAGGCGGGCGGGCAGACGGCGTTGAACTTCACGCGTTCTGCGGTGACGGTGCCGTCAGCGCCAACGACGCGATCGACGTTGTTGACGACAAACTTGGCGCGCATGGGGGTGGACATGGTGGTGCTCCTACTGGTGGTGGATGCAGCGTCAATCGCTGCGAGGTGGAAAAACCGGAAGTCAGCGGCCGGTGGCGTGGATGCGACCGCCGACGAAGATGCCCAGGGCCAGCGACATCAGCGCGCGATCCCACTCGTCGAGCACGAACTTGCGCTCGACCAGCGAGCTAATCCAAAGCCCGATGCAGACCGTGGCCAGGAAGGGCCGAATGACGCCGTTCCAGACGTCCACCCAGACGATGCCGGTCTTCTGGCCCGTGGCCTTGACGGCCTCGACGAAGGCGTCGGCCTCTGCTTGGGTGACATGGGACTCGGTCTGCGCCTCGATCACCTTGATGCCGAGGTCAGCCTGAACCTTGATCGCTTCCATGTTCCGCGCATGCTGCGCGGCATCGAGCTCGCCTTGCACCCGCAAGTGCTCGATCTCATTCTTGGAGTCCTGCCACTTCGTGATGAAGTCGAAGACGTGGCCGAGGAGCAGGCGGACGGTCGCGCCGCCCAGGAAAGTCAGGAGTGCGGTGAACATGGTGCGTCAGGGCCTTTCGGCGGTCTGGTTGGTGTCGAAGTCGGCCCAGTCGCTCGTGCGACGCACCGGGTGGTGGGTCACGGCGCGGCGCCAGAGGAAGCCGACGATGACGACGGCGATGCCGGAATTGATCAGGAGCAGCGCGCGCTCGATGCCACGCACCTGGGTGGGCGATGGGCCCTCCCACATGAGCAGCGCGATCGCGCCGAAGCCAGCGGCCAGGCCGATCAGGCCGATCTTGATCACGATGCCGTCGTGCACCCGAGGGCTCAGGATGGCTCCGAGGATGACCAGGCTGATCAGCGCGCAGCACGCCGCGTTGACGATCGAGAAGATGGTGTCCATCTCAGCTCCTCCGAGAGAGCCAGCCGCTCAGGATCTGCCCGAACGGCGTGTCTTTGATGCCCTGCAGAATCGCGGCCGCTAGCGACATGCCGACCAGGCCGAACATGAAGGCGGCGCCGTTCATGTAGGCTTGGCTCTTCATCGACAGCCACTCGGTGAGCGCGGGCGTCATGAAGCCGGCGATCGCGGTGCCGCAGGCCCCGTTGATGACCTTCTCCACGATAGAAGCTCCAGGGATGAACCTGAAGGCCGCAATGAAAGCGCCAGAGGCGCCCACCACGAAGGGCGCGACCACGTCTGAGTTGAACTTCAGATCAGGCATGCAACAGCCCCCTTGCGACGATCAGGCTGAGCGGCCACGCTGCGGTCACCAGCGCCTTGCCGACGCACACCTTCCAGCTCTCACCCTCGCGGATGTAGTCGACGGTCTTTTTCGCGGCGGCCACGCCGAGAACCGCCAGTGCCGAGTCGTCGGCATTGAGGCCGCCGGCCAGCGCGAGCAGCCCGAGGGCGCCTCCGTAGATGACGTGGTTCGCCCAGTCCCGGGGGACTTGCGGCAGCTTGTCGATGGGGTTGATCCAGCCCATGTGCACCTCCCTTATGCAACCTTGACGATGACGCGCGCGCGGCTATCGGCCTCGATCGCAATGACGCGGCCAACCGCAACCTGGTACTGCTCGAAGCTCGGCTTGGAAACCGCAGCGCCCTTGATGCCGTCGCCGGCCTGCACCGGCACGATGTAGTCGCCCGGCTTGGCGCCCAGCACGTTCACCGGCACCTGGCCCGCGAAGGCCATGCGATCGACGCCCCGGCGGGCCGTCTCATGGGCGGCGCGGAAGGCCTCCAGATCCTTCTCATAGGCTGTCAGCGGACCAGCCTCGAAGGCAGCGCGTGCGTCGGCCACCACCTTTTGGTAGGCCTGGATGTCAGCCTCATACTTGGTCAGGGCCGCGTCGAAGCCCTGCTGCTGGGCGTCGTGCGCAGCGATGCGCGCCGAGCGATCGGCCAGATAGTCCTGGTACTGGCCCTGGCGGAAGGCATAGAGCGCGCCCGCGGCCACGACCTCGTGTGGAGCGGCGTCGGCAGCCAGCTCGGGCTTGGCCGGCGCCGGGGCGACCTGGTCGTAGTCCTCGGGCTTCGACGAGATGTTGGCGGGCCGATCGCCGCCGCTGTAGGTGGGCGGCGTGAACGTCGGCTCGACCGGCTCCTGAATGCCCAGCTCGGCCTCCGTGCCCCAGGTGTCGCCCCCGACGTAGCTCGGATCGGTGGACTTGATCAGGAAGCTGATCGCGTCGGCCCACTTGTCGGTCAGCTTACCGTCGGCGTCCACGCCGACCACGTCGCCCTTGGCCAGGACGCCGCAGGCCGCGGCCTTGCGCATGTATTCGGCATAGTCTGCGCCGCTCCCGTTGATCGTGCCGCCAGCGTTGAGCGACCTCAAGGTGGTCGCGTCCTTGAGCAGTCGCAGCGCCGCATTCGAAACGTTGGCTCCAGAGCCGCTGACCGCGTAAAACGCGCTCGCATTGCCTGAGTAGCCGACGAACAGCACCGGGTTGCCGGCGTCAGGCGTCTGGGCTTTGTAGATGGTGTGCGCCGTCGCAGACGAGGCGCCAGCGATCAGATTCCCGCTCGCGTCGAGCACGAGCTGATCCGCGCCGCCCACAGTCTGGAAGCGGGTCAGGTTCGCCCGGTACCACGCCTGCGAGGGGTAGGTTGCATGGGCGCTCCCGTAAAGGGTCGCCTGGGCGCCGAACTGGTCATTGCTGCCATGAACCTGCGTGGAGCCGGTCGTGCTCGCATTGATCAGGCGAGAGAACAGCGAAGATCCATCGCCTAAGTTCATGATCGCGCCGTCCGTCGGGCCGGCGTAGATCTCCAGGCACGGCAGCCGCGAAGTCGCGCCGCCGCTCTTAGCCAGCTCCCAGTGGAACTTGATGCCATGGCTGCCGGCCGACCAGTTCTCTGTCGCGATGGCCTGGTAGGAGGCCATGCTCTGAGACAGCGTGCCGCTCCCGTCCCAGCCGCGGAAGCCCATCGACATGAAGTAGGCGGCGCTCTGCACCGGCGTCGGCGCCGCGAGCGTGCCGAAATAGCGGTTCCAGTGGAGGTTGTTGCCGTTGGTGGAGGCGCCGTAGGCGCTCAGCGCCATGCACTGGTAGGACGTGTTGTCATTGACGATCTCCAGCAGGTGCTGCGAGTCGCCAATTGCCGGGTTGGCCCAGGGCCCATTACCGACCACCATGAGAGCGGTCGCGAACTTCTGGGCCAGCGGAACCAGGAAAGGCGCGTTCGGGTATTGCGCGATGTTCGCGTTGAGCACCGAGGACTGGCCGTTCGCAACGGTCACCACCCACAGTCCGACATAGCCGGAATCCGGTGCGGGCGTGGTCTGGGTGCCCGTCGTGGCCGCAATGCCGGCCTTGGCCTGCAGAACGATGACACCCTTGCGCGAGGTCGGCTGGGATGCGCCGCTGTTGTTCGGGCCGGTATATGCCTGCGTGGGGTTGCTGGCGTTGTAGTACGGAAGCGTGACGCTGACGGTGTCGCTGTCCTGGTAGGTTGCCTCGATGAGGTAGTTGATCGAGTAGCCGGCCGTGCCCGGCGCTGGCGTGGCCAGGTTGATGGCGTCCATCAAGATGCCCTGCTTGATCACCTGGTGCGTGGTGTCGGCAGCGATCGAGGAGTACGCCGAGCCGTCGACGTTCATCAGCTGGTAGATGCGGCCCGGACCGACCTGCACGTTCAGCGACGGCGTTCCGAGCTGCGAGCACGCCAGGCCTGCGGCGAGGGTCGCGGTGCCGAGCAAATCCTGCGCCAAATAGCCCAGCGCCAGCATCACGTTCTTGTTGGTGTTGAGCAGGTCGGTTTCCAGCGGAATCTGGCCGGGGTAGTTGATCAGGCGATCCATTGCAGCTCCAAAGCGAGAAAGACAAAGGGCGCCATGAAGGCGCCCTTGAAGGGGAAGAGGTGCGCGCGGCCTAGTTCGAGATCCGCGCCCAGACCGTGTAGCCAGTGGGTCGCACGTTGTCGATCGCCGCGTAGATGTCGGCGTCGGTGACGTTGCCCGGGAACATGTTCAGCGAGGCGTATTCGCCTTGTGACGGCTGTCCATAGCCCGCGGTGGACACGCCATAGCCTGCGACCAGCGGGATGCCGGCGCCGGGGGGCCTATAAGCCGTCACGAAGGCCTGCATGGGAAGGAGCAGCGATCCGTAGCCGCCGGCCACGCCGTAGCCGCAGCCGACGCCATAGCCGCCGGTGTCAGCAGGCCTTGCGGGCTCGAAGATGATCGGCGCGCGGCCCGTCAGCTGCAGCAGCACGAGACTGACCGCGCGCCTGGTGCCGCGCTCGCGGAAGATGTTGATGATGATGCGGGCCCGGAAGCTCGCGTCGCTCTGCCCCAGCGCCCGCGTGATCGTGCCGCCGAAGAAATCCCCCGCGATCATGTCGAGGAAACCATCGGTCGCCGTTCCGATGCGCGTCTGCAGGCGCACATAGGCCAGCAGGTTGTAGGCGAATGAGAACGCCGACGCGAGGCCTTGCAGCAGCGCATCGCGCAGGCTGGCCATGCCGGCCGGGAACCAACTCATCGGGATGAGCTGCTGAAGGCGCGCGGTGATGTCGCTGCGGTCGCCGATTGCCATGTGCGCCTCGGTTCAGGTGATGGATACGGTGGCGCCCTTGATGACCTGCTGGCTGTTGGCCGTCAGGTCGGCTATGCCACCGTTTAGGGTCACGCCAGTGACGTTGGTGACGCCGACGGAGGTGGCATAGGCGATCTGCGAGAGCCGGCTGTAGGGCAGCGTCGCGCCGATCGGCAGGCCGTTGATATAGCTCAGCAGCGCCGCCTGCACTGCGGCTACCACCACCGAGTGCGTGTAGCCCACAGCGGTGGTCAGCGTCATGGCGACATTGGCGGTCTCCACGATTGGCGCGAAGACACCGAAGGTAGATCCGATCGGCCGCACCGCATCGATCGCGTTGCTGACCGTGGACAGGAAGGTGCCCGATGGCGCGCCGCTGCCATCGTCGACGACGACGTAGAAATACCCCTGGCTTGCCGCGCCGCCATAGGTGAAATTCTCAGTCAGCGTGCAGTTAACGCCCTGCTGCACAGATAGCACCGCGTTGATGATGGCAGCGCGCGTCGCCTTCGATAGCGTGTTGATGTAGCTGATGAAGCGCGCCCGGAACGCGGCGTCGGTCTCGCCGTCGGCGCCGCCGGCCAGCGGCGCCGGGTTGGTCACCGTGTCGACGCCCGAGATGGTCTGCCCCAGCGTGTTGACCGCGCCCGCGCTGGCGTTAGCCGCTGCGGCCGCGTTCACCGACTTGACCGTCGCCGAAATGCTGCTCACACCAGCGGCCAGGATGTAGGCGTTCGCCGCGGCGCTGTAGGCCGCCTGGTTGGTGTCGGCGATCACCGTGTACTTCTGCGAGCCGTCAGAGGTCTGCACGACGGCGCCGACCGGCACCGAGGCCTGGGCCGTGGCCGTGAAGCGCGCGAAGGTGACCGAGCCGCTGGCGTACTGCATCGCCAGCCGCGTGAAGCCGTAGTCGGCGGCCCAGCTGTCTGCGTCGGATCCATTCGAGGTGGCGAAACGCGTCAGCGAGGCGATCTGCAGCACGATGGCTTGTAGCCACATCGTGATAGCGGCCGCGGCCTCGACGACGGCGCGCAGCACCGAGCCGACGGTCATGTCCACGAGTTGCGTGGACGCGCCCTGGATGGCGGTCACCGCATCTGACACGATGCCGGTGAAGGTCTTGGTCGAGATGGCCATGGCGTCAGATGGTCACATTGAAGGAGAGGACCACCGGCGAGTTGCTGGCGGCGTCGTTGTAGGCGATCGTCACGGTCAGGCCCGTCAGATCCGTGGCGAGCTGCTGCACGGTGATCTTCGGCGTCGGTGTCTTGGCGACGGCCGGCTCGAGCATGAGCTGCGAGCGGATCACGGCGGTGACCTTGCCGATGTCGAGCGGCTGGCCGATGAAGCGCGGCAGGCCGGCGCCATAGTTCGGCTGGAAGATGTAGTCGCCGGGGTTGGTGAGCAGCCGGCGCAGCACGCGCTGCTGGCCGCGCACCGTCCCGGAGACGGTGCCGAGGTCTCCAGTCACGCCGGGCACCAGGTCGCTGCCCCAGAAGTGATTCAGGTCGTTCAGCATGGTCACATCGTCTGGTCGGGGGTATTGCCGGTGCCGGGAGACCCGTGGCCCTTGTGGGTGTTGAACGCCGTGCGCATGCCGGCCATCGTCTTGGCGCCACCCTGGTCGGCCACGTTGCCGGTCGCCTGAATGTCGGTGCCGCCGGTGATCTTCTGAGATGCTGTCAGCGTGCCATTGATCGTCGTATTGCCGTTGATCGTGGTCGGCGCGTCGACCAGCAGGCTGCCAGCGGCCAGGTGGGCCTGGCCGGAGCATTGCGCCGAGACCGTCCCGTCGCCGTTCATCGTCAGTGTGCTGCCGGCCTTGTCCTGCGCGAGCAGCTGGCCGGCGTTGGTGAGCTTCAAGAAGGCGCCGGACTGGTGAACCAGCCAGAACTCGCCCGACGGTACCGACAACGGTCGATCCACGTCGTTGAAGAGACGCAGTGACACGTAGCCGGACTCGAGGTCGTCGCCGAAGAACTCCACCTCGACCATCTCGTTGACGGACGGCCCGCAGAACATGCCCCAGCTGTTGCCGACCCAGGGTGTGCAGAGCGGCAGCCAGCCGGTCAGCGTACCCTCGGGCTGCAGCGCGACGCGAACGCAGTAGTTGCCCGGGTCGTAGCTGGTGACCAGGCCCACGCGCGACGAGGCGCGCCCGGCCGCCGCGCGCAGCGCCTGCAGGCGCATGGTGTTGAGCATTGGGCCCATCAGAGCGGCGTGTCCGGGTTGTGGTTCTTGGCTTCCAACGTCATGGTGTAACCCTCGTCGACGCTCATCATTCGCGTAATGGCGGTCGGGAAATAGGTCTGATCGAAGGCCGTGCCGGTGCCCTGTACCTTGATCAGGGCCTTGGTCCTCAGCACGTTGTCGCCCGGCAGCGTGGCGTGCATGCGCATCTCGTGCGCGATAATTTCGTGGTAACGGGCCTGGGCGTACTGCTGGCACTTCGCCGAGTCGGTGCCGGCGGGCAGCGTGAAGTAGTAGTTCTGGGTGTTGCCGAAGGGCGATGCCTTGCCGGCCTGCACTGTCTTGGCGTGGCCAGGATAGGACTCGACCACCGGCGTCTTGCTCTTCAGCGATGCACTGCGCACCGTCACTGTGACGCCCTTAGCAACGGTCAGGCTGCGCGAGAACGACAGGTGCTCGATGTTGCAGATCGGCCCCTGCTGCCACTGGATGACGTAGGGATCAGTCGTCGGCGTCGGATCGGGCTCGAAATGCAGTTCCTGGCCCTGGACGTAGCAGACGAAGCCCTCCTCGCGGGCCAGCCATGCCAGCAGATCCCACTCGCTCTGGTTGGCCTGCAGGCGCACCTGGTCGTGCTTGTAGTAGACGCCGACCTGCGTACTGGTGGTGATCACCACTGGCGTGAGACCGTGCTTCTGGGCCAGCAGCGTCGCTATGTCGCTGCTCTTTTTATTGGCCCACTGGTCGGTGAAGCGGCTGTCGATGAAGACCGCCGTCAGGTCGCGCCCGGTCAGGTTGATTTGCTGGCGCACCGGGTCGAGCTCGATGTCGTCGATGCGGCCATAGATCAGGCTGACCATGTTGTCGGTCGCGCTCGGGTGATCCGGGTCGGCCGGGAAGCCGGCCAGGATTTCGACGAAGGTCTCGGTCTGCTGCGAGAACCAAGCCGCATTGGACGCCGCGGGCAACGCCGACGCCGCGAAGCTCACCCGGAAGGTGTCGGCCTCGTAGAAGGTGTTCGCGGTCACCTCCCACGAGACCCAGCCAGGGACGGGACTGCCGTTGACGCGCACGACGGCGCGCGGCTGCCGCCCTGAGGCCGCGATTGGAAGCGTGTTCTGCATGTCGTCAGGCGGTCAGAACGCCGCTTTGCTGGTCGGGCTGGGGCGGGATGCTCAGCACCTTGGTGCCCTGTACGAAGGGATCGGTCAGGCCGTTGGCCTTCGCGATGCCGGTCCAGGCCATCGCATCGCCGTACTGGGACTCGGCGATCTGGAACAGGTTGCCGCCGGCCATGGCGACGGTGTTTTGAGGCGCATTGATCGCGCCCAGATTCGCGCCCATGCGGCCCAGCGTATTGCGCAGAGCGTAGAGCTGGGCGCACTGGCTGACGGCCGCAACCTGACTTACCAGATTCGCGGCCGAGGTCGAGAGCGGATTGCCGGGCAGCACGCCGCCGAAGGTCGTCACGCTGCCGATGGTGTTGCCGGTCGAAGCGATCAGGATCTGCACGCGCGCCTGCACGGCCGCCAATGGCTGCAGCACGCTGTTGATAGTGCTCTGCGCTGCATGGGCGAACGTGGAGACCGCCACGATCGCGGTGTTCAAGGTGCCCATCAGCGCAGTCAGCGAGGAATCGCCGATCGCGGTGGTCAGCGTGGTTGAAGCGTTGGCATCGTCGGCGACGGCCTGGTCGATCGGCGCCGAGCCGGCCTGCGCAACCGGCGTCGTCAGATCCTGGACCACCTCGCACACGATCCGGTAGGGGATCTTGTACGAACGCTGGTAGGTCGCGGAGAACTCCCGCACGACGACCTGGTAGCGCAGCGCGCCCCAGCTCAGCTCCTGCATCTGGCCGCCGATGCGCAGGCTATCGAGGAACAGCGCGCGATCGAGGGCCGACTGACCCAGCAGAAGGCCAGACCAGGCCAGCGGCCGATCCGAGCGGCCCATCGCGTCGATGATGCGCGTGCCGCCGACGAGTTGGTGCACCGATAGCCGCTGCTCGCCGCCGAACTCGATCTCGCCCGGCACTTCCATGTAGCCGAACTGGAAGGCTCCGAGGTTGAGTGTGGTATCTGCCTGCATCAATACCCTCCAGCGGGCCCAAGGGCGAGCCTGGAATCAAAAGCCGAGGATCCGGTCTGCGGTCGGCCGGCGGCGCGCGCCTGGTGGGCGCTGACAACCTCGCCGAGCTTGCGGCCGTCGACCATCAGCCACATCGGCGCGGAGGTCGAGCGCGCCTGGTGGTCGGCCATGAAGTTGCTGGGGCCAGTCGCCGGATGCTTGAAGTCCGAGTCCATCGCGGCGAGCTGCGCCTGAACCGAGGGATCGCGCAGGCGCGCGGCGGCATCAGCGGACAGCACGACGCCTTCGCGGGTCTTCAGTTTGTAGAGGTCGTAGACCGCGGAGCCGAGCTTGATCACCTGGATTGCGCCCCAGACCGCACCGAGAGCCAGCGCGACCTGGCCGAAGCCTCCGGCCGTCTGGACCAGCATCGATCCGATACTGGCACCCTTGCTGACCATCATGGCCAGGCCCAGCGCCTTGAAGCCTGCCGTCGCCATCATCATGATGCCGCCCGCGGCGACGATGCCCGACAAAACGCCGAAGCCGACGGTCAGCCATTTGGTCAGAGTGGGGAATTCGCGCGCGAAGCTGACGATGCCCTTGACCACGCTGGTCAGGCCCTCCACGGCCTTGATCGCGATCGGCAGCACCGTCGTGCCCAGCTCTTTCAGCACGTCGCGCCATTTGGCATGAAGCTCTGCCTCTTTGCCATCGAGCGTCTTCTTGCGGGCCTCCGCAGTCTGGTCGATGTTCATCGCACTGCGGTTCGCTTCGGACTGCATCTTCAGCGTTGCACGCTGCTGGTAGATGCGCGACATCAGGCCAGAGCCCGTGCGGTTTCCCATGATCATCCCCAGCTCGCGGATGATCCCGTCCTCGCTAGTGATGCCCTTTTTCGCGAATGCCGGCAGCAGCACCTGCTCCAGCAGCGCGAGCTCGCCCTGCTTCTCCAGGATGTCTGAGCCTCGGAAGGCACCTGGCATGGCCTTCTTGAGCTGGCCCAGTTGGTTGAACTGCACCTTGCTCTGGTCGAGCAAGCCGAGGCGATACAGCTCCTGCTGCGCGGTGATCGTGCCGCGGGCCTGCACCAAGTTCTGGTAGATCGACATCGCTGCCGTGCCGTAGCGGCTGCCACCGAATTCCTGGATCAGCGGCTCGCTGCCCAGATAGAACGCCTCGTTGCTGCGACCGGACAGCGCCACGCTGCCGGTCTTGAGCGCCTGCAGCAGCTGAGTCGCGTCGACGCGGTTGCGGCTGCCGGTAATGACCTTCTGCACGAAATTCGCCTGCGACTCGAATTCGGCCGGGCTGGAGAGGCCGCGGCGGAACTCGATCACCTTGAGCATGTCCATGAACTTGGACTCGTTGGCGTGCCCGCCCTCGCCGAACATGCCGTTTGCGAACTTCATCTTCGCCATGATCGGCGCGGCCATCTCGGCGTGGTGCAGATCCTTGAAGACCGCCATCGCGTCGGACACCAGCGTCATGTTCTCGCGCGCGCTCGTACCGAAGGTCTTCATACCCGTGGCGAACTTGACCGCCTCGGAGTTGACCTTGTCGCCGAAGCCGAGGGACGCGAAGCGCGCCACCTCGGTCTGGAACTGCTTGGCTTCCTCGATCGGGGCCTTGAAGAGTGACAGGCCGAAGCCGCCGGCCGCGGCCATAGCACCGCCAACGAAACCCATGGTCTTCAGGCGGCTGAGCTGCTTCTCGATGTCGCTCAGGTGGCCATGGGTGGCTTGGGCGTGCCGGTTGAGGGCGCTAAACTGGCCAGCCAGCGCCATCAGACCGCCCGACACCCCGTCGATCAGCTTGAGGCGTACCGCAACGCTGTAGGCTTCAAAGCTCATGTCGTCGATCCTCTTTCGTGTTCAGGACTGGCTTGCTGACCGCGTCTCATGGGTGCAATACCCGCAGATCCGGCGCCTGAGCCCGCGCCGCGCGCTGTTCCGCCACGCGATGCCATGGCCGACTCGCATGCTGCTGATCCTGGTGGGCAGCGCGACGCTGGTGGCGTGCGCAATCGCCCTCTTCTTCCTCGGCCTGCTGGCCTGGGCAGCGATCACGGCGTGATGTCGCCGCCGAAGTAGTCCATGCCGCCGGGCAGCACCGCGCCTCCTAGGATCCCCTGCACGATCGCCTGACCCAGGATCTTCTGGATGCGCTCGCGGTTGCGCACCACCGCTGGGCCCATGACGGGCCGCGGCGGCATCTTGGAGGTGCCGAACTCATGGAAGACCAGTGTCGGGTCGGTCGAGCCGACCACGCCGTCGTCCGGCGCCAGCACCTCGTGCTCGAAGCTGGCGTAAAGGCCGCCATGCCGCAACAGCGGGGCGCCGAGCGGCGCGCCCAGGCGTTGCTTCTCGGCCTCGGTGCTCTCGGCCAGCGGTGCCCAGGCCGGGAAGTCGCCGACCTCGGGCTGGTAGTGGCCGATCTGCGCCTTGGCGTCGTTCTCGATCACCAGCAGGGCGCGCTCCAGGCCGCGCTTCTGCTCCTGCTTGACCGCGACCTCCAGCGAGGCCAGGTGCAGCGCGAACATGCCGAGATCCTGGAACTCCTTGACGGCGCCCATCAATCCTGCTCCTTGAACCGCATCGCGTTCCAGTCGAACACGTTGCCCTCCATCTCGCTGAAGACGATGCACCACGCCGCGCGGGTCACATCGTCAATGGAGAAGGCCACGTCGAAGGGGATGCCGTTGCGCACTAGCCAGAGGCACTCCCTGATCGCCGTGGCCTGGGCTAGTTTTTTACCGCGGCCTTGTCTTGCTCGGGCGTCGAAGCCTGGAAGTTCTCGACCACGCCCTGCTGAACCGCCTCGATGCCGTCCTCGTCCAGGCGCAGGATCAGCGCCTCGACCTCGCTTTTGCGTGTGGGCAGGATGACGGGCTCGCCGTCGATGTCGGCCACGAAGATCAGCGGCAGCACCATGGCCATGTAGACCTGGTTCTGCGCAGTGTCGCCCAGAGCCTCGATGAGACGGAACTGCGCGAGCACGCCGGGCTTCTTCAGCGTGATGATGCGGCCGCGCGCGTCGATCACCTCCGCCGAGGCCTGGGCCTTCGCGATCGCCTGGGCGGCCGGCGAGGCCTCGTTCATGGTTACCTTGGTCATCAGGAGCCTCAGGCGATCTTGGTGCGGCGCGCGGCGACGAAGCTGAGCTTCTGCTTCACCGTCTGGTCTCCGGCCTTGGAGCCGGCGTCATCGAGCTTGAACAACACGTTCAGGTACCGGTACTGCGTGACCTGGCCGTTGGCCTCGGTGATGGTCTCGGTGATCGTCGCCGGTTGCTCGTTGATGCCAGCGTAGTAGTTGGCCTCAAGCTGGGCGAAGTAGTCATCGAGCGTGCTGTCCTGGCGCTCGACGTTGAAGCTGCCGCGCCAGCCGTCGAAGAAGCGCGCGTGGCGCGTGATGCCGTCGAGGCCCTTGACCTTCACCTCGGCCATGTCCGGGGCGGACTGGAAGGCGGTGACCAGGTTGAGGTTCAGGGGGCCGCTGGCCGTCACGATGGTGAGCGTCACGTCGCGGCCGACAGTGAAATTGTTCACGGGCATGTTTTGCTCCTAGGGTGGCTTCAGCGACCAGGCTCAGGCGAGCTGGGTCTGCTGCTTGGTGATCTGGACGCTGGAGCCGCCCTCGACGTTGATCAGGAACTTCTCGATCACCGCCAGGTACTTGACCTTCACGTCGGCCTGCATGTAGCCGAGCGCGACGCGCGACGGCGGGTTGTTGTTCGCGTCGATCTGCACGCTGTAGGCCGCGCCTCCGTTCGGGTCGCCGATCATTCCCTGCTGCTGCAGGTTGTCGCAGAAGGCGCTGATGGTCGCCATCGCCTGCGTGCGCACCGACGCGCTCTGCAGCTGACCGACGAACTTGCCCATGCCCGCGTTGAGCGTGTAGGCGATGTAGTTCGTCATCCGGGTGTAGTTGTCCCCGTTGGTCATCGGGTTCGAGCTGCTGTTGTGGCCGAAGCGCGCGCCGAAGTAGCTGCCGCCCGGCACCGGGTTCGTGATGACGTCGATGCCGGCGATGCCCAGCTGCTGAAGCTCGGCCGAGCTGTACTGCTGGTTCGCATAGCTCTTCTGCGTGCCGACCACGCCCTGTAGCGGCTTGTTCAGCGAGCTGTTCTGGGGCGAGAGGTTCGACAGCAGGCCCGCGATGAAGCCCGGCAGGCTCACCAGGCGCAGCACCGCGTTCACGGTGTCGAGCCAGTACACCCAGTCGCCGAAGAGCAGCTTGGCCGCGTAGCTGTCGACGCCGGCCGTGCTCTTCGCAGACCCGGCGTTAGCGATCGTGTCGCCGCTCGGGCCGGTCATGATCATGTAGGTGCCCTCGGACAGGCCATAGGCCACCTGCGTGCTCCAGGTGGTGCTGTCGTCACCGTCGGCCAGCATTGCCACGCTGGCGCCCGTGTTGCGCAGCGCATACATGCCCTTGCGCGGCACGGTGTCCTGGCCGATCAGCACGGAGCCGCTGATGGTCGTGGCGCCGTCGGTGCCGCCCGCCAGGTTGTAGGTCGCCGCGGAGGGCGCGGTGACGCCAGCGCCTGCTGTGGCGACGATGATCTGCGACGGGCCGCGGATCGCGCTGGAGCCGTTGTTGATCGCGTTGGCGATCGCGGCCCACAGCGCGGCGCCGGCCAGGCCAGCGCCAATGTTGTCGAACGCCTCGGGCACCAGGCCAGGTGCTGCGACCACCGCCTTCTGCGTATTGGCCGCGGAACCGGCCGACAGCGTGACGGTGATGTTGTTGCCGAAGCTGCCGGTCCACTTCGAGGTGAACGTGATGCAGTTCGTCAGCACCGCAACGCTCGCCGCGGTGTCGGTGCCGTCGGTCACCCGCACGGCCTTGAAGTTGTTCGCGCCCTGCAGGGTAGCGACTGCGACGGCGGTCAGCAGGTCGTATTTCCGGTTCTGCACCGGGCCGAAGATCGCCGCGGCCTGCGCCGGATTGCCGACGGTGGTCGGGCTGTTGGTCGGGCCCCAGGTGGCCGTACCGACGACGCCCAGGATGTTCGTGGGCACGCCGTTGAGGTATTGGGTCTGCGGCGGGACGATCTGGACGTAGAGATCCGGGACCACCAGCGCGGTGGTGTTGATCTGGCCCTGCTGGGTCACTGGCATGGCTGCCTCCTAGAAACGCGAAAGCCGCCCGAAGGCGGCCGAGAGGTTTGGGTTTGTGCGCCTGGGCGCGCGGGTGGCGTCAGGTCTTCGCGGGCGCCGGCACGATGTCGGGCACCTGGATGGGCACGACGTTGGCGTCCTGCCCTGCCTCGCGGATCTTGGCGATCTGCGCCGGGTCGGTGATCTGGTCGCCGCGCTTGTAGCCGGCGAAGTCGTTGGTGACGACGAGAGCGAGCATGGTGGTGATCCTCAGCTGTAGATGGTGGCGACCGGCTGGTACGGCTCGACGCCCGCGACTGCGGCGCTGACGTTTAGCTGTTCCTGGGTGATCTGGGTCTCGGTCTCGGTCTGCGTGGTCGCGAATTCGACGCTGTAGAACAGGTCGCGCCGGAAGATGCAGTCCTTCTGCAGGGCGTCCGACATGGCGCTGTTCTTGTAGCGCAGGCGCGCGGCCACCGCGTCTGGCATGGCCAGGAAGGTGGTGAATGCCAGCGCGGCATCGATGACCTTGGCCAGGGTATCGCGGTTCGCCGCGGTGTTGGCCCAGATGCCGATCTGGAAGAGGCGCTCCTGCCGGCGCACCTCGCGCACTGCGGTGCCGGTGACGCCCACGCGCGCGGCAAGCAGCCGCGCCGAGTTGGGCAGCGTGATGACGGCGCCAGCCGCAGCCGTGCCGGCAATGTCGACCGCGATCAGCGCGGCCAGCGCTGCTGCTATCGAGGCCAGCGTGTCGCCGACCTGCACCGCGTAGACGTAGGGCTTGCCGTTCGCCAGCACCATCACGTTGTGCGGGTTGTTGGCCGGCGGCACCGCACCGCCCACCGTCATCGTCTGGCCGGCCACGGTCAACGTGAGCGTCGCCGTGTTGACGGCGGTCTGCTGCCAGTTCGGCGGGTACCGAGTGGTGTTGGACTCCTCCGGGCGCGGATAGATCGAGACGTGGCAGATCGGTGCGGTCGCCTTGATGTCGGTGTCGAGCTGGGCCGCAACGGGCCAGCCCGGGTAGATCTTGACCGCGACGCCGGCTGCCGAGGGCGCGCCAGTGCCGGACGGATAGATCGCGGCGGCGACCTGGGCCGCGAGCACCGCGAGAACGTCGGAGAGGTCGGCCATGATCAGGCGTGCACTTCCTGCGCGTTGATGCGCCAGCCGAGGTCGGTCAGTTCGGTCGCGTCGAAGAGGTAGCGCCGACCGAGGTCGTCGACGGCGATGTCGCCGGCCTGCAGCGCGACAGGAACCGAGGGCGGCAACAGGATGCGCCAGCCGGCTTGCTTGCCGCTTGTTGGCAGCTTGGTCTCGCTGCCCTGGCTGCGGCCGCCCAGCAGGACAGACGCGGGCCAGTAAGCGGCCGGCGGCCCGTCGGTGCCGATGAGGGTCTGCATCGACGTCGGGTCGCAGGGCGACTCGGCGTTGTAGCCCAGCAGGCCGACCGGCTGCGACGCCGATCCTCCGCGCATGATCTTCACCGACCGATTGCAGTCGATGCAGATGATGGGGAGCAGCTGCTGCTGGGCACCGACGAACCAGGTGGCGCCGTCGGCGACGCGCACCAGGTAATCGCCGGGCGCCGTCGCGCGGCCGTCGAAGTCGCCGTACCAGACGGGGTGTCCGTACTCGTTCGGCTTCTTGTAGGTGCTGTCGCCGGCGTTGAAGGCCGCCTTGATGGTCGCAAGCAGGTTGCTAAGCGGTGCCGCGGCGGTCAGCGGACGGTACTGGCGGCAGTCGAGCCCGATGCGCTGCGCGGCCTTTCCGCGGCCGGCATAGATCCG